TCAAAAAACTTTCCTATGCTTCTCAAGCACTTAACGAATCAGATGCAAGTCCAATAGGAACAAGATTTGGAACTCCCATTTATCCTTATACAAAGACTGGGATATACTATGATTTTAAAAAACAAAATCCGTTTTCAATTTATAGCGGATCGTCATCATACTTGTATCTAACTAAAACAAGTGGGGTGCAAGTCAGAGGACAGTATGATCCATTCGTAAACAGGGGACTTTTAATTCCAGTAAATACGAGCAGAGCAAACGACTTTAAAGCAATTGCAATGCAGATGGCAGTTAGGTTTGACGGAGACTATTTCCCCTATGCCCCAACACAAATATTTGAAATAGAAAGCAAAACAGCATACATAAAGTTCTACATGGTTGCTAGTGACCCAAGTGGAAGAAGAGCAAAGATATATGCAATAGATGCAAAGACTGGTTTAGTGCAAGACGGAATAGGGTTTTATTGGAATGGAAAAATTGTAAAGGAGCCAGTTCTGACATTACAAGAGTGGGGATTCTTGGGTATAAATTTTGCTGACAGTTTAATCTTTTCATCTTTTGAGGGTGCTATTAGGCTGACTGGCCCATTGCTATTTAATAGTATTTCGTATTATCAGTCAACAAACTTGCAAGAGGTTCAGAACGTTTCTGAAAGACCTTGGTTTAGAGTAAAGGTTCTGTCTGGGTCTGGTCTAGACTGGGAGTTCTGGAATGCCCCATCCTTTAACTGGAATAAGGTCCTTGTTTTGTCAGAAACTAGTTATTATGGTGTAAACCCGTCAGAGGTTTATAAGAGTTATACGGGCACAAACAAGATAATTGTTAATGACGATATGCCAATAACCTTAAAAGACTACGGATATTCATTGTATACTGACGTAGGTTGGTCCAAATTCGTTGTTGATCCAGTTTAATATGGTATACTGGTGGATATGGATTCACTAATAGACCCAAAAACTGGTCAGCCAATTGTTAAAAATGTAAGACGACAAGTCATTGAAAAGAACTATGACTGGGGTCTTTACGTCTACAAGAAGGCAAATGGCAAATGGTTTACAGATGGAAATGGTTCTGTTTTAAACATTCCTTCCGATAAAAATGATATTTCAAAGATTGCTCAACTAAAAGAGGCAGCAATGCATTATGGAGACCCAGGTGATGGCCAAGCAATATTCGTTCCAGGCCTTACAAGAGTTTCAGAAGAAGAATACTCAGAGCAAGTAGATAGAATGAAGGCAGGACTAATCCCAAGCCTTAACGATCTTGGCGCTGTACAAGCAGCAAAAGATACTATAGCAAAATATGGAGATGAAGAATAATGGAAGAAAAAGAAGTTATTATTGGAGCAAGCATTGATCGTGCAATTAGCAAAGATGATCCGTTTTCTAAGTCAGATCCATTTAATGGCAACTGGGAAACACTAAAAACTTTAGATGGCTTAGATGCAAACTTTAAAAGACGAACAAGCAGACTTTCTACAAAAATGGTTGAGCCAACAAAACAATACACAACGTCTGCGTTAGCAGGAAAAAGCGGTATTGATGGAGCACAGTCAAAAGAAATAAACCCAGGGCTAGTATATGTAAATGGCTATGGAATGTTTGATGTTATTACACCACCTTGGAACCTTTATGAATTAGCAAACTACTATGATACATCATTTGCAAACCACGCAGCAATTGATGCAAAGGTAGAAAACATTGTTGGGCTAGGCTATGAGTTCAAGGTTTCTCCAAGAACTATGCTTAGACTTGAATCATCTGAGGACAATAGCGCAACGCAAAAAGCAAGAAAGCGTATTGAAAGAACAAAGATAGAACTTCGTGATTGGCTAGAGTCTCTTAATGATGATGATTCTTTTACGGCTACAATGGAAAAGGTTTATACAGATCTTCAGTCAACTGGAAATGGGTATCTAGAAATAGGAAGAACTACCCGTGGTGATATTGGATATGTTGGACATATTCCAGCAACTACTATGAGAGTCCGCAGATTAAAGGATGGATATGTACAAATTATTGGAAACAAGATTGTCTACTTCCGTAATTTTGGAGCACGAAATCCAAACCCACTAACAACAGATTCAAGACCAAATGAGATTATTCATTTCAAGCAATACTCGCCATTAAACACATTTTATGGAGTTCCAGACATTATGTCTGCAATCAACTCCTTGCACGGTGATTCTTTGGCATCACAATACAATATTGATTACTTTGCAAATAAGGCAGTACCAAGATACGTAGTAACACTAAAGGGTGCAAAACTTTCTGGAGACGCAGAAGATAAGATGTTTAGGTTCTTGCAGACAAATCTCAGAGGGCAATCACACAGAACGCTATATATTCCACTTCCAGGTGATAGCGAAAACAACAAAGTTGAATTTAAAATGGAACCAATTGAAGATGGAATACAAGACGGGTCCTTCAAGGAGTATCGTAAACAAAACCGTGATGACATTCTAGTAGCACATCAAGTTCCACTTTCAAAATTAGGGGGTGGCGATTCTGCATCTATCGCAGCAGCACTTGCACAGGATCGCACCTTCAAAGAGCAGGTTGCTAGGCCAGCACAAAGACAACTAGAAAAAATGATCAATAAGATTATTCGTGAAAAGACGGACATCGTTGAGTTTGTGTTTAATGAACTAACGCTAACTGACGAAATTGCACAGTCTCAAATATTGGAGAGATATGTAAAGAATCAGATCATGACTCCAAATGAGGCACGAGTTGTTCTTGATATGCCACAAAGAGATGGTGGCGATGAGGTCTTAAACCTTAAGCCAGAGGCTGCAGCAGAAGCAACAACCACAAGGTCTAGGGATTCAGAGAGAACAAACAACAACTCTGATAGTTCATCAACGGTTGCTGGAAGAAATCCAAAGGGCGAAGGAAGAAAAACTCCCTGATGTCCGATTTGTCCAGAATGTGATACTTGTATAAAATGGAGGGTATAATATAGTGGTGAGCAATATATCTAAAGCCCATTGGAATTCAGATGGGGAAAATCTTCGTCTATCAATGCCTTTTAGTAAGGTTGATAAGGAAAGGCGTATTGTCTCTGGTTTTGCATCATTAGACAACCTAGACAAGCAGATGGACATCGTAACAGCAGAAGCAAGTATGGCAGCATTTGCAAAGTTCCGTGGGAACATTAGAGAAATGCATCAGCCATTAGCAGTAGGTAAAATGGTTAACTTTAAAGAAGATAAGTATTTTGATCCAGATTCAAAGAAATTTTATAGAGGTGTTTTTGTGTCAGCCTATGTCTCAAAGGGTGCACAAGATACTTGGGAAAAAGTTCTAGACGGAACACTAACAGGTTTTTCTATTGGTGGACGCATGAACAAGTGGGATGACGGCTATGACGAGAAGTCAGACTCACAAATTAGAATTATTAAAGACTACGACCTAATAGAGTTAAGCCTTGTAGATTCACCAGCAAATCAATTTGCCAATATAGTATCGGTTGAAAAAGTTGATGGTGTAGATATTATAAAGGGAGACTTAACGGTTTTAGAAAATGTTTTTTACGACAAGGAAAACGGTATTGTAATATCATCTGAGAACGAATCAGAACTCAGCCCAGTCAGTGGAGAACAAATGGAAAATATAGGGTTCGTTGAAAAAACGGATAATGAAAAAACACAAATGATAAAATTCTTAGTTGATAGTGCTAAAGGCATTAATACTTCTAAGATTAACAAGGAGGTACAACCTATGACAAAATCAAAGACACAAGTTGAAAAGACAGATGTAGTTGAAGATGTTGTGGTCGCTCCAGAGGCAGATGCATCAGTTGCAGAAGTTACTGAACAAGTTGCTAAAGCAGAAGAGGTTGAAGCAGCGGAAGTTGCTAAGACTGATGAAGTTGTAGCAGAAGAGATTACTAAGGCAGAAGATGCTGAAGCAGTCGAAACAGTAGCAGAAGCAGTTGTAGAAGTATCTAAGTCAGAAGAAGTAGTTGCTCAGGCAGTTACCGAAATGAAAAATACTCTAGAATCAGCCTTTAGCGATCTAGTGTCAACAGTAAAGGCTTTGCAAGCAGAAGTAGAACTTCTTAAGTCTTCAAAGGTTGATGTTGATACAGTTAAGGATTCGTTCGCAGCAGTTGCAAAAGATATTGCATCAGTTACAGACGAATTTAATAAATTTGGAAAACGAGTAGACGCTGTGGAAGCAGACACCGCATTCCGAAAGTCTGGAGATATCGGCGATATCTTCCAGTCTCAGCCTGAAATGGTTGAAAAATCCCTATGGGGCGGTAGTTTCCTCAAAACAGCCGATCTATTCAAATGAACAAATCACTAGGAGGTGACAATATGTCAGAAGAAATAATCAAAAACCAGCCAGGCGAAGGTGGAGAACTAGGTGGAACAGCACCAGGACTTTACCAGGGCCAAGGTGCTTTCGCATCAGGTGGTATTGGTGGAGTAACAAACCCAGGTGCAGATACACTTGGTAATATTCCAACAGCAACACTTGGATCAACAAGCGGAGCGAATGCTGTTAACCCTAGTGGTTCAGCGGCTTCTGGAATTTTGCGCCCCGAGCAGGCACGTCGTTTTATCGACTATGTTTGGGACGCTACAGTGTTAGCAAAGGATGGCCGTCGTGTAACAATGAAGGCTAATTCAATGGAACTTGAGAAGGTAAACGTCGGTGAGCGTGTAATTCGTGCAGCAGCGCAAGCAATTGGTACATACACAAACACAGGTGCAACATTCTCTAAGGTCGAACTTACTACCAAGAAGATTCGTCTTGATTGGGAAGTAACTGCAGAATCTTTGGAAGATGGTGTCGAAGGTGATGCTCTAGAAGATCACTTGGTACGCTTGATGACCAACGCATTCGCAAATGATATCGAAGATCTCGCTATCAATGGTGATGGTGCAACAGGAGCATTCTTGTCAATCATGCCAGGCTTTATCAACAAGGTAAAGACAAACGGAGATGCACATGAGTCAGTAGTGACCGTAGCAGATAATGCTTGGACACCTGATGTAATGCAGGGCATCATCAATGCAATGCCTCGTAAGTACCGTGCACTTAAGAACAATCTTAAGTTCTACGCAGGTACCGATGCATTCGGTGGAATCGTTAAGAATAACGGTACACTTGCTGACGCAGTCGCTGAAGCGTTTGCTGGACAAATTCCAGGAAGCACTCAAGCAAACCGTCAGTCATACCTCGATGGTATCGGACAGACATTCGGTGGAGCACGTACAACTCGTGTTCTCGGAATTGAAGTTCAGGAAGTTCCTTACTACCCAGCAGGCTATATCGATTTGACATTCCCTGCCAACCGTGTATGGGGATTCCAGAGAGATATCACTGTAAACCGTGAGTACGTAGCAAAGAAGGACACAATTGAATACACAGTATTCGTCCGCTTTGGTATTCAATGGGAAGAAGAGGATGCAATTGCATTCGCTGACGCTGCTGCAGATGCATAATCTGTAACAGTAACCTTTAATGGGGGGCGGGAGTTCACTCTCCTGTCCCCCTTAATACTTTAATGATATAATACAAACAAGGAGGATTCAATGGAAAATAATGACAACGAAATGCGATCAATACATGACTATGTAGAAGATTCAGCAATAAACCAAGCACCAGCAGAAGTAGTTGCTGAAGCGCCAGAGCCAGTTGCAGAACCTGTAGCAGAACCTGTAGCAGAACCTGTAGCAGAACCTGTAGCAGAACCTGTAGCAGA